GTAAGCACAATAGAAATATTGATGTGGATGTATCTAGCCGAAATGCTGATACTCTTAAGTCTAACCCAAAAGTAACAGTGGATAACGTCAAGAAATTGCACAGTTATCCTTTAGCTGATAGAATATGCACAATGAAGTCGAAATGGGACAATTTAGGATGCATAGTCAACGACCAAGAGCAGCTTGAATATCTCAAGCAACTTGGAGCTAACGCAACAATTTCAACAACAAAATCATATCACAAACACGTAATGCTGGCTGCATTACGCAAATATTACGAGCATATGATCATAGGAGATAATGAACATTTGGAATTCTTTGATATTGGATGTGGAGTGAGAAGTTTAAGACAAGGATTGAGTTATGTACACAACAACCGCCCTGAATTAACAGCCTCAGACAGAAGAAGAACAAACAATTTTAACAAAGAAATGAATCGTATACCCGAATTGGCAAGAGCAGAATATAATGGCTGCGTTTGCACAATGAAAGAGAGTGGATGCGAACACCTTAAGAAAACCCACACCATAAATTCTACTGATACTATCTATTATCCTGGGGTATGGGATTGCATTAAAGAGCACGTGACAACAAATAATCAAACGGCTTATGCAAGTCTCCATGTCTTTGGACAAGCTAACGAATCACCAATTACCATAGCAGGGATTCGCGAAGCGAGATATGATAGATATAGTTCTGGCCACATCACCATGAAAGTCGAAGGGAACCCAACACCATACGTACACAAGCCTTTCGAACATAATGATGAATTGATGGACCGAGACTACATAACAGGCAAGCACAAGGGGAAATACTATTCAATAACTGTAGAAAGACGAGCAGAATTTGAGAACTCTAGTTATATTTGTATAACTATAGATCCATTGACTGATACTATGTCGGCAGAAATTGCATTACACAACAATGAAACCCAAGTGCAGAAAAATGTGAACCAACTTACTCGCCAAGCACTATATAACCCATGCATTGTGGATACATACAACAAAACTAGTTTCACAGCAGGAGATTATTTGAATGTGCCAGTAGACGGAAAGAACCAAATATTCCGCTGCATACAAGGCAAAATACGCAGCTGTGTATTTAAAACCACAGAAACGCTAACCATAACACACCTAGAAGGATTAGAGTACAAAGAGCTAATGTCCATCGAGGAATTCAACAAAGTATTATCAAGATTACTGCAGATGACTAAAATAACACAGATAGCATTGCAGACCGAGGTAGCAAGATCTTTGAAGAATGGGACAGGAGATGAGTATTTATACACCACCCTTCTCGATGCCGCATTACAAGCTAATATTAGAACAACTAAACGAATAGCTACAATGGTTAATGATGAAGCAGTGACAAGTTATAATGATATACAGCAGGGAAATTATGAGATATTCGATAAAAAACCCTGGGTCATCCATAAATATATATTATTGTTAGTAGCTCTGCTACTGATGATCCCAGTGTTCTTAACCAGGCCGCGTACCTGGTTTGCAAGCGTAAACGCAGCAATGGTTGGGCCGGAGAGTACCAACCCTTATGAGGTGGGAGTCGCCATTTATATGCTTTTCTTAGCAATGGCATGGGTTGGTCTGACCGCAATCAAACGAGTTTTGATAAGGACGGCTGCACCACCTGACAACCCCTATATAAAAACTAGTTGCATACACCCGACAAATTACCCGGAAGTTGACACTAGATTAAGCAACTCAGTCAAATGGAACATGAAGATGCCGGCAAATATAACGCTAGAGCAGTTCTTAAAACTGAGATGTGATTGTGATAAGATAGGATTAAAGCAGATAGCACCTATACACCCCAATGCACCACTACCAATAATATACCACGTGTGCCAAGCAACAAACTACTGCGCGATAAAGCGACAATGCACCGCTGTAGTGCAACCTAATTTGAAATGCCTCAAAAACTTTAGAAATTGGGTTGACATCAAATTGGAAAAAGAAATCAAACCTTTATTGAAAAATTTCCAATATGATGTAGGAGCCTGGTACAACGACCTCACTGCCGCACAACAGAACGAAATAGATGCAATAGATAAGGAAAACTTAAAACTAAGCAATGACTATGAAATGTTTGTGAAGAGTGAGAAACAGCTAATGGATGGAATTTACGCACCTAAAAACCGATGCATATGCAGCCCAAATGCAACTCACAAATACGTAATGGGCCCAGTATGCAAGGCTTTAGAAGCATATTTTACTAAATTAAAAGGATACTGTGGAGGAAAGAACTGGGAAGAAACAGCACAATTTTATGATGAGTGTGAGGATGCCGGCTTGACCGCAACTGTACAATTAGACGGATCAGGCTTCGATAGGACCCGCTCATATGAGATTAAAGAAATAATAGACCACCAAATTTACGATTATATAAGAAAATTTGTAACACATGTGGATCACAAAACCTGGGATTTTTATGCAAAACCCGAATGGCGTAAAATCAAAGTGCTAGTAAAAGGAAAAACAGTCCAGAACATGGGATCCGTTAACATAAGAGGAACCACGTTCTCCGGTAGCTGTGACACAACGCTCATGAACACAACCACTATGGCGTTGTTGAACAGATATATTTTCGAACTTCTAGAAATAGAATGCAGACTACTTGCGAAGGGAGACGATGTAGTTGTATTCCACCACCCCAGATATAATACTGAAGCAATTAAACATATGTATGAGTTGTACTTCGCAACGAATAAAGATAACCAGAACACGATGTTAGTCGCTTCAAAGGACGTTAGACATGGATTAGGATTTGTAATGAAATACTTGAAATTTGGCAAGATAGAGGACATAGATTTCTGCTCAACAGAAACATATTACTCATACGAAGAAAGCCGATACAAAATAACTAGACAAGTAAACCGATTCTATAACCTAACACCATGGTCAAGAAAGGCAGTTCATCTAAACGAAGATCAGACGAAAGTATACAAGCGTGCCTTGTACGAGTCTAATCTTAAATGGATGAAAGGCCTACATGCATTTGAAGTCCTAAACGACGTACTGAAGACAGATATATCAGGCGTTATTGTCAAGGTTAAACGAGGAGCCATAAAACAAAAAGTGCCAGCTGATCAACTAACAGCGGCAGAGCTTACTGAGTACCTGGACAAGGATAACAAATACACGGGAGACTTGAGAGAAATCAAACATAGCGTAAGTAATAGTTCACACGAACAATGCATGTTTGATAGATATAACTTTGCTTCAAATGAAACACAAAATGAGAAGCAAGCTTATAAGGAAAACCGACCTACCATGGCATGGAGGTCTGGCTAATACACC